AAAGATGGTTCATACGCAGTAATTAAAGAAGATTCAATTCCTAGTCCTACTTCACCTGGTGAAGCAACAAGAATAGCACAGCGTTATTATAATATGGCTAAGACTACTTCTGATCCTAAAAATAGAAAACATTTTAAGTATATTTCTAATAAAATGTACGCTTTAGCTAAGAACTTGCGTTTAAAATTTCACGTTGGCGAATCAGCAGAGGATCCTTCACAGAAAGATGTAACATTAGTAACTCATCATGAATCACATGAGGATGCACAAAATGAAGCACTAAGAAGATCTAAACTAAATGGAAATTTTTATAAAGTTAATCGATTAGGTACTTCAGGTAACTATATAGTATCACATAAGGATAATCTTTTATCAACTACTAATGCGTCTATAGTAGGTATGGCTCATCCTCAAGGTCAATATTCAACAGGTAATAATGAAACTTTTGAAATATTAACAGACTTAATAATGACTGAAGATTTTTCTCTAAATGATGATCAAGAAGTTAGTCTAAATAAAGATATAACTTTAAAAATAATGAATCTTTATAATTCTTTAAGTGAAGAAAATCAAGAAGAACTAGTCTATAATTTAATTAATGATATAGATAGTTTTGCAAACGTAATCGACTTTATAGACTCAGTGGAGTAATCAATGCCAATTATTTACAACCAGTTTAAAGGACAGAAGGCAGTAATATCTGTTACTGGAACTACTGAGACTTTTACAACTGCTAATCTCGTTCAATCATCTACAGATCAAAGCAATAGAATTTCTTATGATAGTGTATCTAATTTTGTAGTTAATAAAATTTTCTGGTCTGGTCCTGTAACAATTTCTAGAGGTATTGCTTCAGGTGCAAATGTTATCTTCTCTACTAACGGTGTTCATACAGGTACATGGGCTTTAGACACTTTTGGTATTACTTTAGCAACTAATCCAACAGCCAATCTTACTATTGTAGCTGCAGCAAATACAACTTGTATTGTTGAAGTTAAGAAGACTTGGATTGGTAACACAGCATACTAAGAGGAAAACAATGAAACTTATTTGCGAAGCAATAGAAGAAGTTCAATTTATTAAAGAAGAATCTGAGTCAGGTAAGAAAAATTATTACCTGCAAGGTCCTTTTTTAGAATGTGATACCGGTAATAGAAACGGTCGCATTTATCCTGAGCAAGTGCTTGTTAAAGAAGTAGCTAATTATACTGATACTTTTATTGATAAAAAAAGAGCTCTAGGAGAACTTGGTCATCCTGCTGGTCCTACTATTAATCTTGAAAGAGTATCTCATATAATTGAGAGTCTTAAACAAGACGGAAAAATGTTTATTGGCAGAGCTCTTCTATTAGAAACTCCTTATGGTAATATTGCAAAAAACTTTATTGATAATGGCGTAAAGTTCGGAATGTCCTCGCGAGGTATTGGTTCTTTAGTTAATAGAGGAAATTACTCTGAAGTTCAACCTGACTATAAATTATTTACAGTTGACATTGTACATGACCCTAGCGCTTCTAGCGCTTTTGTAGAAGGGGTTATGGAAGGTGTAGATTGGATTTTTGATGCAGGAGAATGGTCTCCTAAATTTATTGAAAAAGCACAAAAATTTCTTAATACCTCATATGGTAGCGTTGACCGTCAAGTAATTGAAGAAGCTAAAATAGCTACCTGGAAAAATTTCCTTTTTAATCTAAAAACAAAATAATTTATAAATATAATATAATTATCACAGGAGATAAAAAATGTCTATTAAGAAACAAGAATTTATCTACGAGGACGCAGATACAGAAGTTGGTGGGGGCACTACTGGTGTTTCTAAATCTGCAGCTCCTGTAGCTAAGGGTAAAGCCGGTCTTCCTAATTCTAAAGATCAAGGAGATATGAGCTCAGTTAATATTGGTACTCAGGTAACTTCAGGTCTTGAACCAGAAGAAACAAGTAGAGAAAACAATACAAAGCCAACAGGTGCTAGCAGCTCTAATAACCAAGGCTCTTTAAAGCCGGGTTCAAGTATGAAGGAAGATATTGATACACTGTTTAAAGGTTCAGATCTTTCAGAAGAATTTAGAAATAAAGCTCTAGTAATTTTTGAAGCAGCTGTTAATGCTCAGATTGAAAAAATTACTGAATCTCTTGAAGAAGAATATTCAGTTATGCTTGACGAAGCAGTTGATGCTGCTATTGACGAGCTTGCTGAAAAGGCAGATGATTATCTTAACTATGTTGCAGATGAATGGATGAAAGAAAATCTAATTGCAGTAACTTCTGGTATTCGCTCAGAAATGGTTGAAAGTTTCCTAACAGGTCTTAAGGGACTATTTAATGAGCATTATGTTGATATTCCCGAAGATGATGAAGAAGTAGTAGAAGCTCTTCTTAACAAAGTTAATGAACTTGAAGATCGCCTTAACGAAGAAGTAGAAGTTAATATAGCAATTAATAAAGAATTAACCGAATCACAAGTTGATAATATCCTTCGTGATTCTGTTACTCATCTTACTGAATCCCAGAAAGATAAGTTTTATTCGCTAGCTAAAGGTGTAAGTTATAATTCAGCTGATGATTTTATTGAAAAGCTAGAAGTAATTAAAGAAACTTATTTTCCATCTGTTAGACAAGGCAATGCTGAATGGTTAATTAACGATCTTGTTGAAGAAGCTCCAAGGAGTTCAGTAGCAGGTCTTGATCCAGACATGGCTCACTATGTAACCGCCCTTTCAAGAACACTCAAGAAGTAAATTATATAAATAATTTAAATAACCTCATAAGGAGAAAAAAATGCAAGTACTTAACGAGCAACTTATTAACAAGTGGAAGCCAATTTTAGAACATCCAGATATCCCAGCTCTTGACAGTGTTCACAAGAGAGATGTTATTGCTACTCTACTTGAAAACACTGAAGCAGAACTTCGCAATTCACCACGTGATTGGGCTCAGCAATCACTTCTTGAAGCAACACCAGCTAACGCTACTGGTGGCGGTGCTGCTCCAATGTCTAACTACGATCCTATTCTTATCTCTCTAGTTCGGCGCGCAATGCCTAATCTTATTGCTTATGACATCTGCGGCGTCCAGGCAATGACAGGTCCTACAGGACTTATTTTTGCAATGCGTTCCCGTTATTCTTCACAGACAGGCACAGAAGCCTTTTATCGTGAAGCAAATACAGGCTTTGCTACTGCAGGTCAACAAGGTACATCAACAGTTGGTGATGGTGGTCAGAATATCGGTGGTATCTATCCAAATACTGTTGCTACATCTGCTACATCTAACTCATCACTAGTTGTTTCTGGTAACGGTGCAACATACAATTTCTCTGGTGGTGCAAATACAGCTGTTTCTGAAAACTTTGGTGGTTCAGGCGGTAACGGTTATTCGTTCCCAGAAATGGCTTTCTCAATTGAGAAGGTAACTGTTACAGCTCGTTCACGTGCTCTAAAGGCAGAATATACAATGGAACTTGCTCAGGATCTTAAGGCAATTCACGGCCTTGATGCTGAAACAGAACTTGCTAATATTCTTTCAGCAGAAATTCTTGCTGAAATCAACCGTGAAGTTGTTCGTACAATTAACCTAACAGGTGTTACTGGTGCTCAAGAAGGTACCACTACAGCAGGTACATTTGATCTTGATACAGATTCAAACGGCCGTTGGTCAGTTGAAAAGTTCAAGGGTCTTATGTTCCAAGTAGAGCGTGAAGCTAATGCTATTGCTAAGCAAACACGTCGTGGTAAGGGTAATATCATCATCTGTTCTTCTGATGTTGCTTCTGCACTTCAAATGGCTGGAGTTCTCTCATATACCCCTGCTCTTAACTCTAACAGCCTTCAGATTGATGATACCGGCAACACATTTGCTGGTGTTCTAAACGGCCGTATTAAGGTTTATATTGATCCTTATGCAGCTGGTCAATATATGACTGTTGGTTATAAAGGTTCTAGCGCATTTGACGCTGGTCTTTTCTACTGCCCATACGTTCCTCTACAAATGGTTCGTGCAGTTGATCAATCAACATTCCAACCTAAGATTGGCTTTAAGACTCGTTACGGAATGGTTGCAAATCCATTCGCACGTGGTAACGATGCCGATGGACTTTCAGCGGGTGGATTAGGTGCTCTAACACAGAACAGCAACGTTTACTATCGTCGTGTTCTAGTTAACAACCTATTCTAATAAAGAAGATCAAGTTTAACTTGACATACTAGGGCGGCCTTAGGGTCGCCCTTTTTTATTGGATAAATATATAAAAAGAGGTACATATGGCAAATTTACTTAGTACACAACCAACATCACCTAATTATCTTTCACCTATTAATTTTCGATTTTCTTTTGCAAGATCACCTGGCATTAATTATTTTTGTACACGTGCAACTATGCCATCTGTATCACTTTCTGTTGCGACTTTAAGTACACCTTTTAAAGATATACCATTATTTGGTAATAAACTAGATTATGGTACGTTTTCTTTAGTATATCTCGTTGATGAAAATTTTGATAATTATCTTGAAATGTATAACTGGATAATTGCACTCGGTACAACTGATACATTTGATAACTATAAAAATCTTGTTAATAAACCTATAGGTTCTGCTGAATCTGTTTATTCTGATGGTGTTTTAACTATATTAGATAGTCAAAAAAACCCTAGAACAGAAATAAAATTTCATGATATGTTCCCAACATTAATAAGTGATCTTTGGTTTAATGTCGATACACCGTCAATTAAACATGTTACTAATGAATTAAGTTTTAAATTTAGAATGTTTGAAATAAAACAGTTGACTTATTCATAATAATATACTATTATAATAGATATATTTAATGAGGTGATACATGCAATTAGATGCTATACTAGATCTTTGGCGTAATGATTCACAGATTGGAATAGAACTCTCACAAGAAAGTCTTGGTATTCCCAAGTTACATCACAAGTATTATACTATATTTGTTGATGAAAGATTATCACTACGTAAGATACAGGCTGAGTTTAAAGTACTAGAGCGCGCAAAGATTGATTATTACTCTGGTACCATTGATATAAATGAATTAAATAATAGAGGATGGAAGCCATGGCTTCTTAAAATACTTAAATCTGATATTTCAGGATACGTAGACTCTGATAAAGATATTATAGAGATAAATTTAAAAATAGGCTATTTAAAAGAAAAAATTGATTTGTTAGAGTCAATTTTAACTAATATACATAATAGAGGATTTCAAATAAAAAATGCTATTGACTTTATGAGATTCCAAAGTGGAGCATAATGACTGAAATAATAGATATCAGCAAAATAGATGAAACATTTATAAAAGTATCAGGCGACCCTAGTGTCGCTTATGAATTGAACGATTACT